CCTCCAAATCGGATTCGAAAGTACATTTATATTTCCAATGACAGCTATCATTTTTATCCTCCGGCGGTTAATCCGTCCTTGATTATTAAAGTGACATTGTCCTTGACATCGACCTCGACCTCGACCCCGACACCGACCTCGCCCACGACAACGACCACGACCTCGTACTCGACCTCGACCTCGACCCTGACATTGACTCAGACCTCGACCTACGCATCAACCTCGGAAGTACCTTTACATTCCCAATGACGGCTATCATTTTACTTCTGCGTCTTTGGCAAATCATGAACCCACGGGAAAAAGTCCACAACGGTCTCCATGTTTAGATATGCAACTCCAACGGGTTCCACTTCGCTTAACTTCCCGTCTTTTATAGCGTTCATAAATCGACCGGAATCAGCAATCCACGCCGCATCCTCGAACTTAATTATTGACCCCATAACTTCCGAAACTCGTCCTGTCATGTGATACGTTACAGTTCTAAGGAAGAATTTCTCTCCGACCATGGAGTCGAAGAATGATATTTCTTTTTGTGTTGGTTTCCTTTGTGTTGGTTTCTTTTGTGTTAATTTCTTTTGTGCTGGTTGCTTTGTGTTTTCTTCCATTCTAAACAAATTCTCAAACCACGTCTTAATCCCCATATGATATCTGCTCTTTCCGACGGTTAAACCGTCCTTGATTATTAAGCTGAAATTGACCTTGAACCCAATATTGACCTCGACAACGACATCGACCCCAACCACAACCTCGACCTCGACCTCGACCTCGACCTCGACCTCGACCCCGACCACGACCTCGACCCCGACATCGACAACGACCCCAACCCAAACCTCAAACTCGGAAGTACATTTATGTTCCCAATGACAGCTATCATCTTACTCCTTCCGACGGTTAAACTGACCTCGCCCACGTTGTCCTTTCGGCTTATGATAATGCTCGGGGAGGGTTTCCCCTCCCCGTTTAAAGGTTTACGTCAAGGTCGCACTGATCGTTAACGTGCCTTGATATACGCCAGCTTTGTCAGCGTTGGTAAAAGGAACAGTACCCGGAACTGTGGGGATACCATTTACGACTTCTCCTGTAGCTGTACCGACATACACGCGCAAAAATCCGCCTGTGATGTCTGCATTACCCAAAGCTGCAGTTGCCGCACCAAGCGCACCGTTGCGCAAGACCGACTCGGTTTGATTAGAATTAACGCGCACAGCTGTTAGTGTGGCGCGCTTATTTAATCCTTCCGCCGGAGCTTGGCCGGCCGGAACAATTTGACCGCCATAAGAAAACGTGACCGACTGGTAATTCCCGGGAGCGGGGTCATTTCCGTTTGCCGGAGATAGATCAATGGCGAAAAACCCTTGACCTAACCAGACGTTAGGGCCAGCGACAAATTTCATCCCACCATTGTTCTGGTCGAAGTTTAGGAAGTTTCCGACGTGTGCTGTAAACACAGGCGGTGAACCCTTAACATCGGAAACAATGAACTTGACAGATGTCGCCGCTGGTATTGTTACTTGGATCGGAAACTCTTCTGCGCGCGCAATGCCGACAAAGGCGACTGTGGCGATCAACATAATCATGAGTTTTTTCATTTTATTTCTCCCTAGATTGTTATTAAAATTAAACCTTTTTTTTATGCCAATTGACCTCCTGTTCTTTTGGGGTAGCGGGGGGAGTAAAGGGGAAAATGTAAAACCTTTACTCCCGCTTGACGGATTGGGGAACCCGTTTGAGGCCGCTCCTTATCTATTGAATGTCTTGAATATAAGCACGTCCAACGGTAAAGTTGTTCCCCGTTGCCGAAAATAAATACGATTGAACCCGTGGGCATGATTCCCCACCGTACAAATTGGAACTCACACCTTCAAAGGACAGTGCTTTAGCCGTTGACTCTCCAAGGAACCGCACACCTTCGCTTGGCAATGGAGCACCAACAGTATAACTTGCCGGCCATATTGATCTGCCGTAAACAATGTCAATGGCACCATTGTTCCACGTATTTGTTAATGCAATGTCGCTTATTCCATCGCTATTATAATCGCCGGCGGCCATAACGCTGTATATGGCACTCTCCGAAGAAATTAAAAACCCGTTAGTCCCGTTTAGCTGGGAAAGATCAACCGCAGCCGGCCATATAGCGCGACCGAGAATGATCGCGGTTCGGCTATTAGATACGCCGATGTCAAGATAACCGTCCTTATTTATGTCGCCAACAATATTCAGATAGTAAGAATCATTGTTTGCTCCGGAGATTTTAAAACCTTTGACACCGTCAAAATAAGAGTCAGTAGCCAATACGATAGATCCCAAAGACCCTGCTTTCCCAAATAAAACATACCCTTTACCGTTGACAGAAAAGAGAACATCGTTAATCCCGTCTCTGTTCACATCGGCTATATTGGGATTGGAAAATCCAGAACTGTTAGTTGTGACCAGTTTTGTCGCTTTAACGCCGTCATAGTAAGAATCATTAACTGCAGAAACCGATCCACTGGTTAGCAATTTATCTCCATAAAAAATCCTCACGCTCGAATCAAATTGCGCATCGCAAACAATATCACTTAATCCATCGCGGTTAATGTCGGCAACAACGATTTTATTAGGCAGAGGCCCTGAATAAAAAACACTATTTACTCCAGGCACAGCCACCCTTAAGTCCACGGATGTCGGAAAATTTCTGCTGCCGGATACTATGTAAAAACCCGCACCAGCTCTCCAGTTGCCCGTACCAATAACAAAGTCGGCTAATCCGTCATTGTTAATGTCACCAGCCGCCGCCAATGCGCGCCCGGTGGAATTGCCGGTGGTAAAAACAACGCCTCTCGTGGTCGTTCCGACCGACGAAAGATTAACTACGGGGGGAAACTTGGAAGCTTTACCAAAAATAAGGTATGCTTTTCCCCCACCCGCTGCGTTATAAGCACCGATAAGTACGTCCGGGACACTATCGCCGTCAACGTCGCCAACGTTTACGATATTCCCTGCTCGATCATTGGGTGCTTGACCTATAAAAGTAGTTGTTCCGGTGGTTGGCAGAGTAACGGTATTTGCAAAAAGCGGTGATGCGGATAGTACAAAACATAGTAAAGTGGCATAAATTTTGTTCTTCATCCTGGAATCTCCTTGGTTGTTGGTTAATTAATTGTCGTGCTTGAGCAAAAGACGGTTGAACCAACGTCTGAGCTCCCCCTTAAAACGTCCTTCGCTTGATCAAAAAGCTCCTGTATGCGCTCTTTGCTTAAAGCTTTCTGGCTTCTTTTGCGAGCATCAATGGTTTGTTCGGAGATTTTGTCCAGCTGGATGTATGTTACTGACTTGGACAATGCCGTAAAATTAGAGCCTCCTTTATTTTTTGATTCACCAACGTGAGCCACACTATTCGTTACAAAAATGGCATAGATAAGAGCCGAAATAACGATGCTCATAAGCACCATTATTAGCACTTGAGATATTGATTCATCGTCTTTTTCGATCATGGCTTTCCTTTTAATGTGTTGCCCCGGCCCCTTTAGGGGGAAACGGCCAACAAGAGGGCTTATAAGCCGACGCGGGGCATAGGTTTATTTTTATCTTCCTTATGGTTTTCGATCAGAAGCAAGATTAAACCCTTACCGACATTGTCCGAGTTGAAAAGAATTTAACGCCCGGGATTGGGAAATTGTCTTTTGTTGACTTGGCTTGCTTATTTAGGGCCACTTCATCGGCCTTAATAAAGCTGATCGGTGCCCGACCTTCAGCGACAGCCTTAACTAATGCGTTTATGTCTGTTACTTCCGCGCTCCAGGTTTCTTTAATTGACTGACCTTCGGCCTTTTGGATCGCTGCAACTACCGGACGCGGGGCGATAAAGACCTGCTCGGCGGCTTCGCGACGGGCTTCGGCTTTTTCAATGTTCCCGTTGGCTTCATGTCTTTTTGCTTGTGCTTCTAGTTCTGCCTTGCGCTTGAGTTCCGCGGCTTCCGCTTCTTCGCGGGCTTTACGTTCCGCTTCTTCGCGGATGCGCTCCTGCTCGGTTAAAAACTCAACGCCACGAGACTTTAGAATTTTCTCTGCCTGCTCAAGTGGATCAAGTTGCTCTTTGCGTTGAGCGACCGCTGTTTTCCACGCCTTGTGCGCCGCGTCACAAATCGGGTCAAAAGCATCGCATACTTTTTTCTGCAGTCCTTTAACGCCAAGCAAAAATCCACTCAATCGGTTGTAATCATCTTGCGTTTTGATGTTGTACGTCTGTGCTTCGTCGACCACGGAGATAACTTCATTTTTCATTTCTGTCATTTCAGAATTAGTAATCATTAGATAATCCCTCTCTGTTTTTTCCATTGATAGGTTCTCAACATTGACATAAAAACGCTCTCATCATTTTTGTCTTTGTTTTCCATTACGTTGTATCTCTTAGCGTCAAAGTAGACGGTGAATCTGTTTTTGATCTTTTGCCCGCCGTTTTCTTCGGCAAGGATTTTGTAAGCCGCTGTCTGCAACCCATGAGCTGGAGTATATGCGCCACTCTTAAAATCTAAAATCGCTGACTGGCTTGTGAATACTTTCCCGATCCTGTCTGGGGTTCCGGCAAAACCCATCTTTGACCCCAAACAAGTTTCCATAGCAGACCATTCGGGACTTGCGGCAATTAAGAATTTTTTCAACTGTGTTATCCATGGCTCCATTCTTTCGTCATAAAACCCTAGCTCTCCCATCTCCAAAAGATGCGCGGCTCGATGAAACGCAGTCCCGAATCGTTGAGCGCGATCCAAAACGTCTTTTCTTATCATTGAGAAATCACTGACGCCTGCGGACTCCAAGATGATCGAAACGGACGGCAACTCGTTGTCTTTCTCGTCAAAATAGCGATGTCCTTCTGCGTGAAATTTAACTAGCATAGGTTTATTCATGGCTGTTGATCTTGCGCTATTATTGCATCGGTTAAATAGCCTTTAGCTTTGGCGAGTTGCTCTTTACTTAGTTTCGTTACGTCATTAGTTAAGAAGCTTGTATAAAGCCATGCAAGAAAGGGTAGTTGCACGCCTTTGAAAGCTTTCTTTCCTAGGTTAATAATTTCCTCCTGTTCGTCAGTCAGCATCCTGTTTGCGGTGATCTTATTGGGTGTGGCAACTGATGTCGTGGCTTGTACTTCGTATGTTGTTTTGTCGGCATCATTATCGCCCTGCGTAGGAATGCAAAAAGCTTGCATGCATGCATATTTATAGGCCGCCGACATGGCCTTGTTTGTTGCTTTGTCGCCACTATCCATAGCCTCTCCAAACATAACAACATGATGCGATGATCCATCTTTTGCGCTGACAAAAGCAAAGTCCATCTTAACGGTTATGTAAAACAACGCTCCACCAGACTTGGATTCTCTTTCGACTACTATGCGATCCAAAACCGTTGGTAGGATACACAGCTTTGCCTTGGTTAAAAGAGGGGCTAGTGCGTTGTAAACATCATCAATACCCCGAAAAGAATACCCTTGCTGGCTATTTTTGTGTGACTTAGAGATGCCTTCGATGGAAAGCATTTCGGAAACGTCTCCAATCGCGGTGTAAACATGAGGGATAGCTGTTTTATTTTCCATTTGCAACCTCCATTATTTGCCGTGAGCCATTAGGACGCCCTCGGCATTGTCTCTTTATCGTCATTGTTGTTTAATTTATCTATATATTTATTGGTCGCAGTCTCGTATGCCTCAAGGATGCACCGTGCCATGTAATTGTCCTTCATATTTTCTGGGATAATGATGTGTTGTATCATTTTATGTCCTTTCTCCATCAGTAAAGAAGAGCCCAAATAAAAACAACAATAAGACCGAATGAAATCAGAAAGCCGGAAAGTCCAAAAAGAAAGGTTGCAATGGCACAAAGAAATAATAAACTCAAAAAAACGATGATCATTTCGTGTCCTTTCTTTCCTAAAACGGGTTATAAATATCGGGCTGGCCACCGTCATGCATCCTTTCCCTGACACACAGTCTAGTTTCAGGACTTAAAAGGGAAGCGAGCTTGGTTTGATTACGCATGTCGAACATAGCTACAAGGTGCATAAAATTGTCGCGGAAATTATTAATGCCCTTTACCACATTGATCTTTGATGTGGCGTATCCATGCTCGTCATCATAAGATTGCCATATATCAACACACTTGGTTTTGAGTTCCTCGAAGCATTCATCGGGTGGCGCCGTGTAATATAGCTTCATTTTATTTTCTCACCGCTTGATGTTGGTTATAGTCTGATTTTGCCCGACACAAACTTGTCAATCATTGTCCTAGCATCGGCGACGGTAAGCAGGTCGGCTAAGCATAATCCAACAACGCCATACCCCATGCGCCCGCTTTTAGTACCAAAAACCCACTGGTCGCTATATGTCGGATCAATGTATTGCTGATTAATCGTCATGCCTTTGTAATGTATTTTCATTTTTCATATCCTCCATTAGTAGGGTTGTCTACACGATAAACCCATTGGTCGCTATACGTGTAGGGTAACGGTTTTACTAGGGGGTTTGCAGGGCAAGTCTTACGGAAGGATACATTGCAACGTGGGCATACATGATTAGTAAGGTCGTAGTAATGCGTACCATGCCACCCGCACTCGCACACCTTTTCGAGCTGGCCAAGTGGATACTCTATAATGATGTAGTTTAGACCCTGAAACTTAATCTTGATCGTATTGTCCATTTAACGCCCCCTTGTTGTTATTAAGACCATATCACAAGAGTTGCCGAACGTCAACTGTGTGGGCAAAAAAATATATCAGACACCCATATCTATCATTGATCGTTGATAGACGAGGCTAGGCTGACACTTAACATTCATCCACTTGGAGACGCGGTATTTACTGCACCTTAGGGATGAGGCAAATTTATTTTGATCAATATTATGTGTGCGCAAATAGGCAAGTATCCGTATGCGCCAGACAAATTTCTTCGGGCCTTTGTAGTTGAGATTGCTATACATACGTAAGATACTAATAAAATTGTTGACGTAAGTCAACTTTTGGATAAATATAAATTTATGGCCAAAAGAAAAATACATGCACTAAATGTTAGGCTCCAGACATACAGGAAGAATCGTATGCTGGGCATGGATATATATAACTCGGCTATTGCGGCAGGATATTCTCACGGCACGGCGTCGGAGGGGTATCGCAAATTCAAGAGCGCAGAACAAGGCGGATTGCGCGAGGTATTTCATCGTAAAGGGTTAACCGACGAGGCTTTGGCCGATCATGCGCTTAAAGGATTAGAAGCTAATAAAGTTATCTCGTGCAATGTTATTGCTCAAGACGGCGAGGGCATGAAAGACGCGCACTCAATGACTAAAGACTTCGTCGACGTCCCGGATTGGATGGCTCGTCATAAATACTTACAGGTCATTTGTGAGTTGACAGGACGGTTAGACAAAACAGAAATAAAGCAAACAGATGCACTGCATATCCAAGTGCTAAACATCGTTAACAACTACAGCAAGGTCGACGATCAAACAAGTAAGACAATAGATGTTACGGCGACACCAGCGGCGATGGACGGTGATCTAATTGTCGCATAATACAATCGCCGAGAAAACGCTACAGCTTACCGAATACTGGAAAGAAAATCCTCGCAAGTATCTCACCGAATGTTTAGGCGTTAAATTAATCTGGAAACTACAATTAGACCTTATTGATTCCTTAAGTCGGGCCATTAAAGAGCACAAGCCTATATATATTGCCTCCGGGCATGCGCTTGGTAAAGACTTCATCTGCTCCTGTATAGCCAACTGGTTCTTAGACTGCTTTATCCCCTCGAAGGTTATACTTACCGCCCCTTCAGACCGCCAAGTAAAAAAGATCATGTGGGCCGAGACGCTTGCGCGCTTCAACAACAAGAAAATCAAGCTCTGGGGCAAGCCCTACACTGATCCATATATCGAGATAAGGCGAGAGGACTGGTTCCTTTTAGGGTTTGCAACCAAAGATACCGGAGCCGCAGCCGAGTCCGGTGGTGGTAAGTTCCAGGGATTGCGGGCGGCCACTAACATGTGTGTTATCGTGACCGAAGCTCAGGCCGTAGAAGACAGCATCTTTGACCAGATTGACGCGGTATCGACGGCAGAAAACTCTTTGCGCATCTTTATTGGCAACCCTACCCGGGCCAAGGGAGCATTTGCCAAGATGTTGCGCGATAAGCAAAACAATATAGTTTTCCACTTTTCGTGCTTGGAGAACCCTAATTATCTCCAGCGAAAGATTGTTGTTCCCGGCCTTGCAACATACGACTGGGTCGAAGATAAAAGACGCAAGTGGGGAGAGAGTGATCCTCGGTGGGTCGGACGCGTATTAGGCCAAATACCAGACAATGCGTTATCCAACACATTCAACCAGTCGTGGATTAATCACACAAAAGAACGTCGCGGATTACTTGCAGGCTATAGTGTAGATGCCGGCGTCTCCGTAGATAGCGCGGGCGAAGGCGTTGACGACAACGTCATCATGGCGGGCAAGGGTGGCGAGGTAATGGAAACATTCACGCGCACAATAATGACTCCCACAGAGGTAGCGCACAAGGCGGTTGAGATGTGCAAAAAGATAAGAGGATCATTTATTATTTTTGATTGCGATGGCCTAGGAATCCGAGATTACCAAGAATGTAATAATTTGCCGGAGGAGTATTTGCGGGGAATAGAAATATTAAAATTCCACGGATCAGGCCAAAGCACATTTTTTGAGGAGCTTCCCGACGGGAGAAAGCGACCGATGTATGCCAACCTGCGCGCCGAGGCATCATTTATTACTCAGGAAAGAGGACTGGCAGGGAAATGTAGCATGGATGAAAAAGATCAAGAATTGATTGAAGACTTGATGGAAGAAGAATACTATGAAAACAAGCAGGGCCTTATTCAAATCGAACCAAAAGAAGATTTAAAGGAACGACTCGAAAGATCACCGGGCAGAGGCGATTGTTATAAGATGTTGCAGTGGGCATTTAGCCAGAACATCCAAGATCATACTTATGCCGATCGCGGAAACCCGATGCCACAATATGGGAAAATGGACAATGATGTCTATCACGGTGGTCAACAGTTGCCAAGATATGGAAAAATGGAATAATAAATAAGGGGGATTTTATGGGTTCAGTCGGAAAAGTTGCCGGTACATTGCTGGGGGGATTTGGGATCGGGCAAGCAATAGGAAAACTTTTTCAAACGAAGAAACCTCCGGCTCCAGCTCCTTTGCCGGTGGCTCCGTCTGTTGTATCGGCAGAAGAAGGTGCAAGAAAAGACCTCGAGCGCAGACGCCGCGTTAGTTTTCTTAATGGAGGAGATACAAATAAAACAGCTGGCATGATTGGGGCTACGGTTGGAACAAAAACATTGGTCGGACAATAAGCTTACGGTTCGCCTTGGCAGGACGGACGATCTTTCGACGCTCTTTAATTTTGTCGACGAGTATGATGGCGATTTATTGATTGATTGCGAAAAGACAAAGAAAAGCTTGCAGGAATTATTAATAAGCGAAGGAATTGTCATTATTGAGAAAGATAACGTGGCGATTTGCGGTATCGGCGGTACAGTCTTTGGTTGCACTTATAATGACGAGGTGATGTTGTGTGTGATGTTTCTTTTTGTAAAAAAAGAATATCGCAGATTAACCCCGAGGATCATCCTTGCAGTTGAGCATTTTTTTGCATCAACAAAGATTAATAGGATTGTTTACGGCTTTGCTGTTGGGAAAGAAACACAAAAACGTTTACGGTTTATGAAAATATTAGGTTATGATAATTTCGACACGCACGTATCTAAGAAAATACGACCTACCCTGTGAGCACGCATGACATCAGAGAATGAAGTCAAAGAGATTTTGATCGACAATGAATTCTTGACCAACCAGAACTCCAATTATCGAAGCTATTGCCAAGACTTGGCTGACTTTTTTACCCCTCGCAAGGCATGGATCAACACCATGAAGATAACGGGGGAACAGCTTAAGTTTAATTTTCTCTACGACTCAACAGCAATCATCTCGGCACGCGAGACTTCCGCGGGCTTTAATACTTACCTAACAAATCCCTCCTCTAGATGGTTCGGATACCAGTACCAAAATAAAAAAATTAAAGACAGCGAGATTGCTAAAACATTTGCTCATGACGTTGAGGATTGGGCTTTTGCTACGCTAAAGGATTCAAACTTTTACGAAGTGGCCCCGGAGTGGTTTCATGGCAAGCTTATTTTCGGGACTGGCACCTTCTCAATGTTGGATGATGACAAAGACTTTGTTAAATATAACGACATCCCGGTCGGTCAAGTCAATCGTGTCGTTGATGCTAACGGCGAATTGATCGCACTGTATCGCAATTTCCCTCTTACGGCCCGGCAGGCTTTCAAGCTTTGGGGCAGGAATGCTGGCAAGTCTGTGCTGGAATCGCTCGAGAATAAACCGCACCAAGAATTTGAGTTCGTCCACTATGTGGGCGAGCGCTTTGACCGAGAGACGGACAAAGAAGACGCCGCAAACATGCCCTATAAGTCGCTCTGGATCAACAAAAAAGACAAACAGAAGATTGCAGAGAGCGGGTTTATTGAGATGCCGTATTTCTCCTCCGTCTTCTATAAAGACTCGAGTGATCCAAACGGATCATCGGCCGCTATGGACATTTTTCCGTGGGTCAAATTGATTAACGCAATGTCTCGCACCGTGATCCGTGGAGCGATGAAGCAAGCCGATCCGGCTTATATGATGCCGAGCCGCGGTCTTGTACTGCCACTTAATCTTAATCCCGGCGCGATGAATTACCGTGACGCCAAAACCCCTAACGATGCTATTCAGCTTTTACCGGTCAGCAATGGACGCATTGATATAGGCAAAGATTTGATCGAATATATTGCCGGCAAGATTGAGCGAGGGATGTTTGTGAATTTGTTTAGATCATTCGACGACATCACAAAACAGATGCCGGTTATTGAGGTGCAACACAGAATATCTCAGGACATGGCTTTATTAGGGCCGGTTGTTAATCGCGACAACAGGACGCTTGGCAAGATGTTAATCCGATTGATCAGCATGGGCCGTCGAGATACGTCGTCAGGGTTTCCCGCAGTCCCCGAAGAACTGCTTGACGAAACTTATGAGCTTGTTTATCTGTCTCAATTGGCAAGAGCACAGCAGCAATCCGAAATAAGAGAGATACAGAATTTCTTGGGCGACGTGGCAAGCCTTGGACAAATCATCCCGGGAGTGTACGATAAGATCGACGAAGACAAAACTCTGTCAGTCCTGCACCGCATTCGTGGGGTTACCCCGGAAATCTTGCGAGGGGACGCAGATGTCGATCAGATGCGCAAACATCGAGAAGAGCAGAATCAACTCCTTCAAACCATGCAGGCAGGGTCGGCTGTGGCGGATATAGCCAAGAGCGGATCCGAAGCTGAGAAGAATTCAGCCATGGCTGCATCAGCTGGGAAATAATAGTTTTGCAAAAGCGAATAAGAAGTATCCCAAAATCCATTAATGTTTACACCCTCCTTCGCATGGTTCAGACCATGGTTTATAGGCCTGAGTCCATGAAGCTCGTCGAGTTTGACATTATCCACCGATCAATTTCCCAATTAAAAAAAGGTTTCGCGTGGGCACGCCAAGAGAATATTCCAATGGGTGCCGTGGAGCAAGAGGCCGAAAACGTCTTGATGGAAATCGAAGATTTGATTTTGCAGGACTCCTCGGGAGAGCTTGATTTACGCAGAGAATTGTTTCGCAAGCACGGGATTGATTATCGAAAGTTTTGTCATTGGCCGGAAGTCTACAAGCCCGAGGACTTCATCCGCGCACAGGAAGAGCTAAAGAAAACAATGGAATCCAATCCGGAAGAATATCCAAAGGGATCAATAAAATGAAAATAGAGCTTTGCGAAGACAATGGATTTTTGTCAGCAGACGGTAAACCTACGCTTGTTGTTCTAGTCGTTACATCTGAAAGCGGGAAGGTGATACGCGTTCCGTATTCGGCGAACAAGAGAATATCCGATTTATATAAAGAGATCAGGCAAATCAAAATCACCGAAGATATTAAGATGATTGAGGATTTTGTGAATAAGGAAGACTCTGCCGAGTGCGTTGGATGTGTTGGTACCAACATTTGTGTTATTCCAGAAGAGCCAGTCAAAGCACCACAAGCGGAAAACCATAATGTGATAGAGCGTGAAGATATTGTTAAATGCGTTAAGTTCAATCATTCAGATGGGGCAGACCCAATATTTAATCTTCTTAAAGGGCAAGAGTATCGCGTTATCAATATACTCAAAGAGAAAAGTGCCGTTGTATGCTACGAGGTATTAGATGATAAGGCGAACAGTCTAATTAGGATGCCGGCATTCCCGGACGAAATCGAGCTGGTTCGCAAAGCGGTTCGCGGAGCTCCGCGCAAGCAGGTCTTTGAAATAACAAAAAGATGTGTCTGCGGTGAGACCGTTGCTCTTATGCTAGAGGGCGATAAGTATGTGGGAAAATGCGAGAAATGCCGCGAAGAATTAAAAGAAAACAGAAAGAAATAAAATGAATAGTGCCGAGGTAGAAGCATTAGCGAACATGACCGACGAACAGCGTGCGCAATTATATAAAAATACATTTTCTACCACAAGCGGATTGCAGTGCCTGCAAGATATTAAGTATCGAGCATTTCGGGAGGCAAGCGCAGCATTGACAATGGACGGACATTTTATTTCGGAGCCTCACGCAGTTTATTTTAATTTAGGTATGCAGAGACTTTGTTTCCACATAGAATCACAAATTAACTATCAACAACCACCGCCGGAGGTCAGGCTATATGAAGACTAAAGAAGATTTGATAAGAGATGGATATACCGAAAAACAAGCCCGTGCGATTATGAATGCTAAGGGAAAGAAATCGTCAGCTATGGACGAAATAAAAAAATCTGGACAAAAGAAGAATGAAGCTTTAAACGATATTTATACTTGGGGCAAATAAGAAAGGGCATCTCTATGATTGAAGGCGAAGGATACATGGCACCAGAAGGATCGGAAAATAAAGAAGCTCCTACGACGGGGAATGAAGGAAACAATAATCAGAATCCGCCTCAGGGCGACAGTGGGCGCGATTGGATTGATGTTTTTCCGGACGAAGCCGCCAATGATCCTAGCTTAAGAGATTTTAAAAGCCCCGATGATTTTTATAAGAGTTATAAAAGTCAGCAGGACATGATCGGACGAAAAGGTATTTTAGTTCCGCCGGATAATGCCAAGCAAGAAGATGTTGATAAATTCCACAATCAATTAGGGCGTCCAGAAAAGGCGGAAGGCTACAAGCTATCTCCCGTCGAGAATTTGCATAAATCAATAAGCATAACGCCGGAAAGTATTGGCGGGTATCAAAGACTTGCGCACAAGCACGGATTAAGCCAGAAGCAAGCAGATGGTTTAAATAAAGATTACATTGAGGCTTTAAGCAATGCCGCCGTCGAGAATGATCGTTTAGAAAAAGAGTTTATGCAGAGCACGGAGAATTCATTGCGTAAAGAGTGGGGAGCCAACTACGAAGCAACAAAATCGCGGGTCGCCAAAGCTGTTTTAAAAGCTGGTGGTGAAGATGCTTTAACGCGAATGGGTGGCGTTGACGGAATCGGCAATGATCCTATTATTTTGGGGATGCTTGGTCGATTAGTGTCAAAGATGGGCGAGGACTCTATTAATTCTATTGTCATCGAAAACGGTGGCGGAGATAATTCCGGCGGAAACGAAACGCCAGATCAGGCAAAAGCAAAATTAGAATCAATGAAAAATGATCCAAGTCATCCAGTTAACGACGAGAAATCACCTAACCGTGCCGCTGGGATAAAAGAAAGAATGCGTTTATACGAAAGAGCATATCCGCCGGAACAACAATAGAGAGATAAATAATGACAAACCTATACGGCTTGACACCTAAAGAATATATTGAATTACGCTTGAAATGTCTTGAACCTTTCATTACGATAGCTTCTAAGACACAAATTGAACAAGATGTTACGATTCGGCGCGCAGAAATTGCGTGGACTGAATTTGTCGTTAAGCCACTCGAAGAAGCTGCGGCTGAGAGAACACAACAATCAAATGTTGTGCCTCAGTCGAAGAAGACGCGAAGCTAAAGCGCAGATTCAAAGCTCTTAGGGACAACCTCTAAAACGGCCCCACATTTCCGCAACAAACGGCCCAGCAATGGACAACTGTTTAAGTTACCAAAATCAGTTTTTTAATGGTTTTAAACAGGAGGTTTATTATGGCCGCTCCAAGTATCGCATTTGTCCAACAATACAAAGATACAGTTTCAATGTTAGCGCAACAGTCTGACTCTCGAGCCAGCGATTGCGTTATGGTTGACTATGATTTTCGTGGGGATCGCAAGTTTTATAATCAATACGGCAGTGATGATTTTATTGAAATCATGACTCGTTATGCCGACACGCCAATTATGGTTCCAGATCACCGTCTGCGCATGGTCACCCCGCGCTATTTCGTTTCCAACACGTTGGAAGACCCTTCTGATGCTCTCCAGATGTTAGTTGATCCTAAGTCTGTCTACATGCAAGCCAAGCGCGCCGCTGCCAATCGCCAGAAAGATGACATTATTATTTCTGCTATGGGCGGAACTGCATACGCTGGCGCTGCCGGTGGAACCGCAACGGTATTCGATTCCAACCAAAAGGTCGCTGTTACATACGGCGGTGGTGGGTCTAACACTGGTTTGACCAAGGCGAAAGTCTTGCGTGCTGCCACGTTGTTAAACTTGGCCGAAGTCGATAATGAAGATCGTTGCGCTGTTATTGGTGCCAAGCAGTTAGAAGACCTCTTAAACACGACCGAAGTGACCAGCTCTGACTTCAACACCGTTAAGGCGTTGGTTCAGGGTGAAGTTAACACATGGGTTGGTTTCCGTTTTAAGAGAAGTGAACGCTTACTTACCAATGCGTCTGGTTTCCGCTTGTGCTATTTCTGGCAGAAAAAAGCCATTCAGTTGGCTGTTATGAAAGAAGCCGAAGGTCGCATTACGGAACGCGCAGACAAAAACTATGCGTGGCAGGTTTACATGCGCTTAGTTATGGGTGCAACTCGTTTGGAAGAGTCCCGCATTGTGGAAGTGGCTTGCGCCGAAGCTTAATACTTATTAACAGTCTGTTAATAAGTTGTTAATAAAAATGTTATTAAACAGGAGGTTTTATCATGGTTGAATATTCAGGGCTAGTTGCAGCAGCAGCCGCTGCTGGTGGGCTGACAAACGTCCAGCCACAAGGATGGATCGATGGTCGCGTTAAATGCAACGTGGACAAGATCACGCTAACCGGGGTAGAATTGTCCGGCAGTACCATCATTTTCGGTAACAATGCGTTACCGGACGGATCTACAATTCTAGCGATTTTGATGTCGTCTTCTACGGCACAAGTGTCGTTGACCGCTTCGATTGGTGATGACGGGTCTGCTACCCGCTACGCATCTGCGAGCACGGGTCTTCAAACGGCAAACGCATTGACCCTGTTGTCAGGACGCGGTTATGTTGCTACCGGAACGAACGACTTGCAAATCGTTTTAACCACGGGTGGGGCGACCGCTACTGCGGGCGTTATTACTCTGGTTATTCTTTACACACACGATTAAGGCATGGAGATCGTGACAAAATGTCACGACCTCTTAAAATAAAAATGGAGAAGACAATGAGAAAAATCAAAGTATTATTGTTGGCGGTTTTGATGCTGACTCTCGCCTCTCCCTCTTTTGCCGCGGTCGGTGTAAAGAAGGACGGCGCTGGTGCAGGAACCGCGACAGATCTTAATTTCCGTAACGCTGGGAATGCGATCTCAAGCGATGGTAGCACATTAACATTCAACCTGATGCTGGCTGGGTATGGTAACGGTGGCGGTACGTCTATGATCGACACCGATACAGTGGTTCCGGTCGGGAATTCGGTTGTTCGTAAAGCCATTAGCACAACGGTTGGGTTAGCTGGATCCTTGGTGGCTGGTTCTTACCAAGGCCAATTAATAACAATTAGAATTACTGCCCGTGCAGGTTCTGGGACGTTTTTGCTACGTCCTACAACGCCAAGCTCGGATTACACGACAATCGCGTTTGACGGTGTTGATGACAGCGTGACATTGTTGTGGGATTCTGCGTGGTATGTTGTTGACGGTAGATCGGTAACGATCCAATAATCTTGGAAGGGAGGGAGATTCGGGAAATGAGGCCCGTGTCTTTCTCTCGTGGGAAGGGAGATTCGGGAGTTCAGGCCCGGGTCTTTCTTCCCACAAGATGCTCATCATGGAAAAAATAATTCCGTACCTTGTTGGATTTATAATTGCTTTTTTTGCGACGATCCCAGTCGTTAATTTTTCAGTACCAGTGCTTAATGATTTGTGGCCGTGGATGGTTTTAGTTTCTGGTTTTTTTGGTTTTCTAACACTATTCATAAACACAAATTTAGTGGTTAAGATCGTTGCCGTCGGCGGATTTATTAACTGCTTTCTGGCATTTTCACCTTTTCTGGCCTTTGTTTCTTATTTTTCTTTGATTGCGATATGCTATTTCTTTATCCTGTGTACTAAAATCAAGGATTGGAGTCCAGTCTTTAAATGCCTTTTGGCGATCCTCTTCTTAAATGTTCTTATGCTGACTATGCAATGCTTCGGGAGAGATCCTATTAATAACTTCGGGATGACAAATGCTGTTTACGTAGGATTGATTGGCCAGTCCATGCAGACAGCCTCAATGTTTGTCGTTTTATCCGCATTCCTTATTTCATGCTCCCGCCTTAACTTAATATTTTCCTTGCTAGCTAGCGTTATCTGCCTTTCGGTTTGGGGCGTAGCTTGTGGCTTTGCCGGGTGGCTATCCATTGCCTTTAATGAGTCCAAGAAAAAAGCTTTAATTATTCTTGCCGTTGCTGGAATTGTTTTTGTTGCTTTTGGGGTGTCTCAACATAAATTTGAACGCAACCTAAGCAATCTTGGGCGGGCCGGAGTGTGGGCCAAAGCAATTGAACTGGCAAATCAACGGCCTTTAACAGGATGGGGTATCGGCTCCTTTAAATATATTTTTCCTATAAAAAGCAATATGCCAACATCGTTCCCGTGGAAGACAGCACACAATTTCTTTATCCAGCTTTACTTTGAGGCCGGTTTTCTTAGCATTGTCTTGGCGGTAACGGGTATTGCAATACTCTTGTCGAAGCTGATAGGGCTGGGATTGATTAATTGTGTTGCGGGTTTGGTTATGATCATCGCTAATTCTCTGGTTCATTTTCCAGATAGGCAAATCCAGACGGTTCTAATCCTAGTCGCATTTGTAGCTTATTGTATTTTTATGATAAAGGAGAGAAACCATGGCTGCCAATAAATTAGTCATCGCTAATATGGCTCTGCAAAAGATGGGCGCCCGCCCGATAACCTCTTTTACTCAAGAGGGATCCCAAGAAGCCGTCGCAATCAATGCGGTATACGACGAAATTTTAAAAGAAGTCTTATCTGAACATCCGTGGACGTTTGCGCAAAAGAGACTGGCTTTAACTGCTGTTGTTCCGGACGACGTAACGCGCACAATTAATCAAAGAATTTATGCACCTGCATCAATCACCGCGGCGACCGCCGATGAGCCAGTTGTTATAACATCCGCAGATCATGGCTTGGCCAACGGAGACAGAATAAAAATCGTTGGGGTATCTGGGATGACACAGCTTAACGATAATTTCTATGTGGTTACAAGCGCCACGCGCACAACCTTTGCAATTGTTAATCAAGACACGGGTGTCGATATTGATGGGGATGCTTACACGGCTTATACAGCAGGCGGACAGATTTACTTGGCGAATGACACAACGCTTATTCTAATCACCGTGGCGACCGCGGCTAATCCGGTCGTTATTACTTCGGTGGCTCACGGATTTATTGACGACGATTGGGTTTATATTCAAGGCGTACTTGGAATGACCCAACTCAACGGGAATTTCTATATCGTTGACGACGCCACAGCAAACACGTTTTCTTTAGATACAACCGCCGCGGTTAATGTAAACGGTTTGGCTTATGGGGTTTACACTTCCGGAGGCCAAATTCTAAAGGCAGGAAAATTGGCAACGACAGACTCGGGGGCTGTGGTTGTTTATCAAAAGCCGGCTGACTTTATTAAGCCAATCGCTCAAAGCAATAGTTATGGTGGGTTGCTCCAAATCGAAGACGATAAAATAATTGCTGACTCGAAAGATCTCAAATTAAGATACACCGCACTTGTCACCGACACGACAAAATATTTTCCTAAGTTTACTCAAGCGCTATCTACACGGCTCGCGGCAGAGATCGCATTTGCTATCACCAACTCGACGACAAAGTCAGAGCAGTTGATGCGGATGTATCTAGACGTGGTTTTACCTTCTGCTGTTTCTGTTGATTCGACGCAGGGAACACCGGACCAGCCGATCCAAGATCAATGGGAAACGGAAATGATGACCGGCGAAAAATATGTGACCAACCCTCAGACATGGCATCCACTTTAAAATATGTTGAAAATTATTATTTTCTTAATCCTATTTTTTCAATACAGCGATTGCTTTGCAGGGTCTAAATATAATTCTACGACCGGAACGCGCGACTTCTGCATTACCTTAGAAGATCAAGCGAGATCAGTTTCTAATCAAAAATGTGTCGATGTTCGCGTTCCCACAGGGCAACTAACAGATTATGGAAGTTACTTTCTTTTAAGCGCCGGCCTAGCTAACGGCGGGGCGACATCAATGACTTCCGGACAGACGGCTGTTTCAGGAAGCTACGCTTTTGTGCGAAAGTCTATTTCCGGAGATCCTTCTTTAGCAAACGGAACCCTTACGGATGCAATCCTTGGCAAGGTCATCACTATAACAATCACAGAGGTTTGGTCGGGTGGGACATTTACTTTGACGCCCACAACAAAGCTCGGATTTAGTTCTGTCGTGTTTGATGCTGTCGGCGACTCAGTGACCATGGTGTTTTTAGATGCCACAAACGGATATATTATTATTTCATCCAACAACGTTACAATAATAACTTAAAACTATGGGAATGAAACCAGACCAGATCATTAATAATTTCACCAATGGCGAGATAAGTCCGCGGGCAGCTGGGCGTTTTGATATTTCTAAATACTCGAACTCATCGGAGACCTTGGAGAATTTTATTATCTATCAGCTAGGTGGCGTGCTCTTTCGTCCCGGCACGAGATACGTTGCCGATACCAAGACAAGCTCGATCCGATCACGTCTTCTTAAGTTTCAGTATTCAACAGAGCAAAATTATATTATTGAGGCTGGTCATCTTTATTTTAGATTTTACACCGACGGAGGACAACTAGCGGCGGTTAATCCAAACATAAAACTACAGACTCATTTTAACGGTGTCGATGCCGCAACAACTTTCCCGGATTCTTCCGGGTCAGCTCACGGAAACGGGGTTGCAACCGGCAATGTTCAGATAGACACCGCGCAGTCAAAGTTTGGTGGCGCTTCTGCTATGTTCGACGGCACCGGCGATTATATTTCTTACGCAGATTCTCCGGATTGGGATTTCGGCTCAAGTGATTTTATAATTAGGGCTTGGGTAAGGCTTAACAACACATCTGGAAACAATATGATCCTGGGAAGAGTATCTGGCGGTGGTAGCTATCTTTATTTCGGATTTGAGGGTACGTCACTTCGCTTTAGAGACTATGATTCCGGGAACGTGGTTGATATGTCGGTTAGCGTAACCATAGCAATTAATACTTGGTATCACGTGGCTGTTAGTCGCAACGGAAGCAATTTTAGATTATTCTTAGACGGTGTTCAGCAGGGGGCAACCGCTGTTGATGCCGATCCATTGACCGCCAGAGCAGTTGCTCTCGACATTGGCGCTATGACCGCCAACGGTTCCTATGTAATGAATGGCTGGATTGACGAGCTCCAAATTGTGGTCGGAGAATCAATAATTGCTAACTTTACCCCAGAGACATCTGCATTTTCCGATTCTTCCCCGATAGAATTAGCCACCCCTTTTGCTAACACGTATTTAAACAATATCAGAACCACCCAAAATGCTGACACCATGTATCTGACAACTGGACAATACACCGTGCGTAAGTTGCAGAGAACAAATGCCACTACCTTCACGCAGGCTGAGGTCAACTTTAAAGGCGGGCCATTCCTCGATGATAATATTGGGGCAACCACGATCACGCCATCAAGTGCAACAGGGACAACAGTCTTAACGGCATCTACTGCAATTTTTCAGGCAGGGCATGTCAATTCTCTTTGGAAAGTTAATACCGGGATTGTCCGAATCACAGTCTTTACGAGTTCCACCCAAGTAACAGGAACGGTGGAAACAGACGAGGACGGGGTTGCCGGAACGATAGGTGGAACAAGCGCATATTTTTTATGGGCGGAAGGCTCGTGGAGCGCAGTACGTGGGTATCCTAAGCATTGCACATTCCACGAAGGAAGGCTGTATTTTGCAAATACGACATACCAGCCAGGAGGGGTTTGGGGAAGCGTCCCGTACGCCTATGAGCTATTTAAAGAAGGGGCTACCGACGATGACGCCATCGACGAAGAGTTAAACGCGGACACCGTTGTTTCCATTCGGTGGTTGTCCTCTAGTCCTAAAGGTTTACAGCTTGGAACGACCGGTGGCGTGTTTGTTGTGGGTTCCGGAAACCAAGGATTGCCAATAACACCAGACAATGTCAATGCTCCACGTGAAACATTTGTCGGGTCTGCCGATATTCAGGCAAAACGCATGCTTAATTACACATATTATGTAAAAAACGACTTACAGAGATTTCTTGAGTCAGGCTATCAGTTTGACGTGGACTCCGTTGACGCCGTTGACACAACACTTATGGCCGACCATATTCTAAATGCGCCAATTCCAACAAATATACCCGGTAGAGGAAGCCACGAATTGGGTGGAGCTTACGATCTTGACAGCCAGCAATCGCCAAATGACCGCATCTGGATCGTTCGCAGTGATGGCCAGATTGCTGTTTTAACAAGAAACGTTCGTCAAGAAGTCAATGGGTGGTTTAGGATAGTAGCCGGAGCAACGGTATCGTGCGACGGAGCCAGCGGAACAGGTAGTTTTGAGAGCATTGCTATTATTCAGCAGGAGGGTGCCGCTGACCAAATCTGGGTCATTGTTAATCGCAGAATCGGATCGGCCACTAAAAGATTCGTAGAATACTTTACCGATGAGAATTTTAAATACGAATGGGATCCCGTTCGTGTTGATTGTAGCCTTACATTGGACAATCCTATCACCATTACGGGCATCTCTTTGTCGAGTCCCGTAGTAATAACGGCCGCCGGACATGGCTTAGTCAACGGAGATAGGGTAAGAATTGACACCGTTGTTGGGACGCACCAGCTTAATGGTAACGAATACAATGTTTTAGTTCTATCTTCTAGTACCTTTTCTTTATTCGAGGTTCCTTAATGCCAGCGAGTCCTTATCTTTTACATCTTATGTTTGAAGGAACAAATGGTCAGACGACAACAGTTGATAGTTCTAGCTATGCCCGTGCCGTGACTCGACAGGGTGGGGCTGTATTAAGCACGGATGATCCGGCTGTTGGCTCTTCTTCTTCGTATTTTCCAGATCCAGTGGCTGCGGGTGCTGTTGCCGGATGGAATGTAAACCCAAGCGCCGATTTTGGGAATTCTCTTTGGTTAGGGGCTGATGGGTGGACAATAAGAACACGAGTTAAGTGGCAAGAATATTCTGATCCGACGCAAGTGATTACGGAAATTTTTGCTTCTTGGTTTCAGAATGCTTTTAGTTTTGTGACATTTTCAAGGTCTGCTTTTCCGGCAGGAGGTACTCCTCGTTACCTTGCTTTTTCTTTTAGGGCAGGGGCTCCCGCTGCAACTGAGATTAAGAGCACGAATACTTTTATCCCAAATCTTAACGAATGGTATGTAATAGAGGTTAGTAAAGCAGGAGATAATTATACTTTTAAAGTTAATTCTGAAATATATGGTTCAGTTGTAAATAGCGTTGCCGATAATTATCCCAATCCACACAGCGTTACTTTATCCGTCGGAGGAAACTCTTCTCAAAACAACGGGGTTTCTAATGAAGCATTTCAAGGGTGGATGGATGAACTAATTATTTTTCCGGGAATTCTACCAGCTGCTACCGATGAAGGAGTTCCCGTTAACGGCGCAACATTTTGTACTTATGTTTCTC